CTCACCTGTTGCCCCCAACTATTCGCATCCTGCATTGTATATCCTCCATTTCAATCCTTTGAAAAACGGAGAAAGAACTATAACCGAAAACAGTAATTCAGGAAACAATAGTTTTACGAGTTCTAAGCAACGCCGCAAGCTATCGGGCACGCCATATTTGGGGCATCTGTTGCGGGTGACGGGTATTGTGTTGGACTATGGCGCTAGCGAAGATGAAGCCGTGGCCGCGCTCTTGCACGATGCAGTTGAGGACCAGGGCGGAGCAACCGCGCGGGAAGAGATCCGACGCCGCTTCGGCGATGCGGTGGTAGAGATCGTCGATGGCTGTAGCGATACGGACGAGTCGCCCAAGCCGCCCTGGCAGGCCCGCAAAGATGCTTATCTGGCGCATCTGGAAACGGCCGGGCCGTCGGTGCGTCTGGTTTCGGCCGCCGATAAACTCGACAACGTCCGCTCGCTAACGGCCTCCTATCGAAAAGAAGGCGAGTCGATCTGGCGTCAATTCGGCGGCAAGCGTGAAGGCACGCTCTGGTACTATCGCAGCGTGGTCGAGCGGCTGAAGATGCACGATCCTTGCCCGCTGGTGGATGAGTTGGAACGAGCGGTGGCGGGGTTGGAGGGGGTTTTGGAATGAGCGGTTACGAAGAACATGACCGAAATGATTCGAGTCCTGCGGAACAGTCTCGGAAGGCAAATAGTCAGATAGAAGCCGAGATCCTAAAAGGGCTCTGCAGCGGTGATCCTTCGGCTATGACCGAAGAGGATTGGCAGGCCGTCCAACAAGAAGTTCGCCAACGTCATGCCTGCGGCCGCAAGCGGCTCGGCTAACCAGATCTTCGACATTCATGCATTCTTAATTCTTTCCTCATTCGAGCTTCTTCATTCCACATTTTCCGCCCTTCTCCTCTCTACTCTCAAAAACGCCTTGAAATTGTGCCACCGCTTGTTCTATGATATTGCTCATCGTTAGCAACAATTAGGGTATCGGTCGAGCCTGGCTGGGAAAACAGGTATCAAAAGAGCCCGTCACCGGATTATTTCCGGCGGCGGGCTCTTTTTTTATTGATGGCTTGGCGGATCGGTTTTCGTTTGAGTGGCTTTTTGGAGAGGAGCGCTGCAATGCTTGCACCGTCGATGGTAGCGGAGATTCGTCGCCTGTTGGCCGAAGGCAATTTTAGCCAGCGCAAGATCGCTAAGCTGACGGGCATCAGTCGGGGCACGGTGGGGGCGATTGCCAATGGGAAACGGCCCGAGTACGAGCCGCGGGCGAAGGTCAATGACGAGTTCGAGCGCCCCAGCGGTCCGCCGCAGCGATGCACGACTTGTGGCGGCATGGTGTTTATGCCTTGCCGTTTGTGCGCGTTGCGAAAACGGTTGGCCGCCACGGGAAAGGGCCGCTGGCGCGACCCGCGTCCGGAGTTGCCGCTGGGGTTGGAATTGCGGGCCGAGCACCAACGGCGATACGAAGAGGTGCGTGCTTGGCGTGAGGAATCCGAACGGTTGGAACCCGAGCGGGTTGAATCGGACGAGGTGGATCTGGAGTTTGCGGGGGCAGAAGTCTGGTGAAAGAACTCATATTGAAGATACTGACAATCGCGTTTGTTTTGCCGTTGCTTTTCGTTGCGGTGGCCGAGGGTAATGCAGTCGGCGCTAATTGCGTGGGTGCCAATTGCGTGGGTGGAAGTTGCCAGGTGGGGCCGGCCGGAAATGCGTCCGCTCATGCTTCGTCCGTTGCGCGGGTGGTCAACCAAACGGCTCGTGGGCGGAACTTGGGGTCGGGCACGCTGGTCGAGTTGAATTGCGGCGGCCGTGACGATGCGGCTGCCGCTTACGTGTTGACCTGTGGACATTTGTTCGAGGATGTGGCGGGAGGGGCCGGGGCGGAAAAGGCGGGGCGGATTACGGTGGCTTTCCCCGACGGCAGCAATTTTGAGGCCCGTCTGCTGGGAGTCGACCGGCAGTGGGATCTGGCCGTATTGCAGATCGCCCGGCCGCGGGCCGTCGCGGTGACGATCGCGAGCGCCGCGCCGCGGCCGGGCCAGTGGTTAAGCAGTTGCGGGTACGGCAGCGACGGACGTTATTGGTGCAATCGCGGCCAGGCCAGAGGCTACGTGCGGGCCGAGGGCACATCCAGCTTCGAAACGCTGGAGCTGTCGGGCATGGCACGCCAGGGCGATTCGGGCGGGCCCGTATTCAACCAGCGTGGCGAGCTGGTGGCCGTGCTGTGGGGAACCAACGGGCGAATTGTGGGCGGGACGTATTGTGGGCGGATTAGGATTTTTTTGGCGCGCGTGTTCGGTGGATTGGCGGGAAATGTTCCGAGGACACAAAAGCCTAAGAATCCAAAACCGCAAATCCCCTTGCCCACGGTTCCCGGGGTGCAACGGCCGGTGGTTCCGGTTCGGCCTGGCGATGGGAACGAGCAAGGCGCGGCCGTAGGGCTGCTGCAGCGGCGTTTGGACGGCCTGGAAACGCGGTTGCGGGGAATGGATCTCAACGGCACAGAGTTTGGCGAAAAAGCACGGGCGGTCGCTGGCAATGTAGCGCGGGATGCGGCGCGGGATGTGGCCGGGCGGGTCGTCGAGGAATTCATGGCCCAGCATGGCGAGACGGCCGCAGCAGCTTGGCTGCCGGGATTGATGGCGGCCTTGGGCTGGACCGGTCCGCCGGCAATTGCGGCAACGCTGGGGATAACGATTCTGGGGCGGCTATTACGACGGCGAGTGAAGAAACGGCTGGATGAAAAACAACAAACCGATACGGAGCCACGGAGAATTGCAAAAGATCAAAGAGCCCAAACGCAGCGCCCGCAGTTGAACGATTCTTACGCCCAGCAATTGGCCGATGTGTTCGCCCTGTCGGGTCACAGCCCAACGGCCGATGCCACGCTGGGGCGAGAATATGACGAAGAGTTGCGGCGGACGGAGAAGAGTAGCGACGGGGCATTGGCCTCGTGGGCACGCGACTTGCGAGAGCGGGTTGCACAACGGTTTTACCGGATTCATGACGGGCAGCCTATGCCGGCTGAGCCGGTGAGTGAGACGTGACACCCCATACCTTACTTGAAAGGAACTTAACTATGCCAATCATCGGCACCGACACTTTTGAAGACGCGATTACGCGGTTTCGCAACCGCTCGATTCACACCTATGCGGGCCATTGCCTGTTATTTCGGGGACAGATATTGCAGGACGGCGAATTCGGCGTGCAGAGCGGCTGGGATACGGCCACCAACGAGTTCATTCTCGAACACTTGATGCACCTCGACTTCTTGCGGCGTAAGATTACGCACAATCCGCAGTCGCTGGATATAAAGACGCTGGAAGAGCGTGCCCGTAATCTGGAGATATCGCTTCCGGATGATGTTAACAAGCTCAGCCCGCTGGGCGACGAGGTGGCTCGTCCGGCCGGGCGGGAATTCGATTTACCCTATCGTCTGGACGGCACGGACCCCAACATTCCCTCGCTGGGCACGGTGGACCTCCGCAACGTCGACGCACGGATGTTCATAACGGCGTTGGACCAGCACATTGTCGAGGCCACGCGCCTGGACAGCCGTTTCGCCACCTACCGGGTCACACCGCGCGAGTCGTTGATGCTTTACGCCTCGCTTTCGGAATTGTTCGACATGTGCGTGAGCTTCGGCGGGGACGAGAACCGTATTCCCATCCCGCACGGCGTGCGGCCCAGCGAGGAGCCGCAAGGCGCGGCGGCCAGCCCCAACCGCGAACGGGTCACGGCCAGCGGGAATGCGTAACGAATCAAACGGAGGAATTATGCCATGAGTTCGGACGAGTGGGGGATTGTCGTCGGTGTGGTTGTGTCGGGTTTGCTGGCGTTGGGGCCATGGATGTTCATGGTCCACGCCAAGCTGGCCGTGCTGGCAAATCAGGTCGAGATCCTTTGTAAGAAAGTCGACAAGGCCAACGAAGCCCACGAGAAATTGTGGACAATGTATGCACATCACGAGGCCAAGTTGGAAACTCACGAGGTGCAGATTACGCAGATCGCTGAGCGGTTGCGGAGTATGGCTTAGTGAGGGTGGGAGCAATTCTTGGTGCGTCGCGGACGCGCCCTACGGGAGAACAGACGATGCAAATACGGGATCGGGTGAAGGGGTTGCGGCGGGTCAAGGCAGGGTTGCTCAAGCCGCATCCGCGCAACTGGCGAACGCATCCGCGGCAACAGGGTGATGCTTTACGGGGAGTGTTGGCCGAGATTGGCTATGCCGGGGCGCTGCTTGCGCGGGAATTGGACGACGGTTCCTTGCAGTTGATCGACGGGCATCTCCGCGCGCAGACCACGCCGGACGCCGAGGTGCCGGTGCTGATTGTCGACCTGGACGACGACGAGGCCGACAAGCTTTTGGCCGTGTTGGACCCGTTGGGGGCCATGGCCGAGGCCAATCACGATGTGCTGGCCGGGCTGTTGCAAGACGTGGAGACGGAGAACGAGGCGGTCGCGTCGCTGCTGGACAAGATACTTTTAGATAACAGCCCGCTTGAAGATCTCAAATTACCGCAAGACGGTCCGCAAAACGGGCCACAAAAAGGGCCGCCGCCCGAGGTGGAGATCCCCAAGGCGTTTCAGGTGGTTGTGGATTGTCGCGACGAGGCCGAGCAGAGGACGGTTTACGAACGGCTTTGCGGCGAGGGGCTTCGCTGTCGGGTGATGAATTTGTGAAGCTGCCATACTAACACAACATAATCCAGCGAGACATATTATGCCAAAGGTTGAAGTTGAAGTAAGCTGTCCGGTCTACGATTCGTTTCGCGTGCAGCAACTGGCGGGCATGTTCGATGTGCCCATCGAGGAGCGTGCCCGCGAGCGGTTTAGCGTGGACATGCCCGAGCTGGGCGACGACTGGCGGGTGGGGTTGATCGTGGGGCCATCTGGCAGCGGCAAGAGCACGATGGCGGGCAATATTTTCGGCGCGCGGGTTTGGCGCGAGAGCGATTGGCCCAAGGATCGAGCGGTAGTCGACTGTCTGGGCGAGCGTCCCATCAAGGAGATTACGGGCCTGTTCACGGCGGTCGGTTTCAGCTCGCCGCCGAGTTGGATCAAGCCCTACGAAGTCCTCTCCGGCGGCGAGCGATTTCGGTGTGATCTGGCCCGCGCGTTGGCCCAAAGCGACGGGGGTGATAACGCGACGGCAAGCGTCGCCGCTAACACTTGTGTTTTCGACGAGTTTACCAGCGTTGTGGATCGCAACGTGGCCAAGATCGGCTCGGCGGCCGTTGCCCGGGCGGTGCGTGACGGGCGGGTGAATTGCCGTTTCGTGGCCGTGACGTGTCATTACGACGTGGCCGAGTGGCTTGCGCCGGATTGGACCCTGGATATGGCGACGTCGACGTTCCAGCGGAGGTGTCTTCGGCGACCCGAAATCGAGCTCGAAGTCTTTCGCTGCCGACGAAGTGCGTGGCGAATGTTTGCGCGTTATCACTATCTGACCGGCACGCTCAGCCCCAGCGCGCGTTGTTTCCTGGGGCTATGGCGGGGCGTGCCGGTGGTGTTTTGCGCGACGGTCACGCTTATCGGACATCGCAAGCGTTGGCGGATCAGCCGCCTGGTGACCTTGCCCGACTATCAGGGCGTGGGCATCGGCATGCGCATGGCCCGTGCGGTGGCCGAGTTGCATCTGGCCGCAGGGCACCGCTTGAACATCACGGCCGGGCATCCGGCCATGATCGAGCATTGCCGCCGTTCGCCGCTTTGGCGGGCGGTTGGCGTGAAGAAGTTGGGCTCGTCGCGAAACACGCACCGCTTCGCCCGCGGCTATCGCAGTTCGTCGGGCCGGGCCGTGGTTTCCTTCGAGTTTTTAGGCCCCGATTATCGGGAGCCCGATTTTCATGGGAGGGAGTATCACGGAAGTGAAAGGGAATCGAGTGGCGAAAGTACGTAAATGTTCGGTTTTGAGCGCGGTCAAGAAACGAGAAATATTGGCAATTGTGGCCGTCGGATGCGGGCGGCGGACGGCGGCCACATACGTCGACTGCAAACCGTCCTTGATAACGCGGGAGATGGAAAAAGACGAGGCCTTTGCCGCCGAAATGCATCGCCACGAATCGAATCCGGAGATCGGTTTCGTGCGCAATATCCAGGACGCGGCCAAAAAAGCGCAATACTGGCGGGCTGCGGCCTGGTGGTTGGAACGTAGAAACCCGGAAGATTTCGGACCGAAGAAGACGGGTGTGATTAGCGTCGCACAGATGAGGGGCTTGCTGTCAAAGTTGTCGCAGATAATTACAGAAGAGGTTCCGGTGGCCAAATTCCGCAAGAATATTATGAAACGGATACGGAAAATGATCAGTGAATTCTTCAGAAACCATGCTCTAAAGAAGAGTATGCCCGTGGGAAGCGAAAGACCCGTGGGAAGCGAAAGTAAAGATGCCGACAATCAAGACGCAAGTGACGCGAAAGGCGAGGAGGAATCGCATGAGTGACCTGGATTTTTTTGCCGACTGCGGGTTGGACGCGGACTGTCTGCGCGAGTTGCTGGTTTCGTTCCACGCCGAACTGTCGTGGCGTCACGGGCAGGCAAGACGCAAGGCGGCCAGGCGGCAAGAGGATCTGGGCCTGTTGGCTTGGGCCGGGCGATACTTGCCGGCGCACTTCAGTCGAAAACCGTCGGCCATGCACATCTGGCTGGCGCGGCGGTTGGATTACATGCGACGTCAACGCGGCACGAAGTTAAACGTTTTGGGTCCGCGTGGCGGGGCCAAGTCGACGATCGGCACCCTGGCCGCTCCGTTGCGGGCGGCTTTGGAAAAGACCGAGCCGTATATCTGGATCGTTTCCGACACAAAGCATCAGGCCGTGGCCCATCTGGAGAACATCCGCAGCGAGTTGACCTCGAACCGGCTGCTGGCCGAGGATTACCCGCAGGCGGCCGGACGCGGGCCGGTATGGCGGGCCGGGCGGATCGTGTTGAGAAATGGGGCGGTTATCGAGGCCTTTGGCACGGGGCAGCGGATTCGAGGCCGCCGGGAGCGCGAACATCGGCCCTCGCTGATCGTTTGCGACGACCTGCAAAACGACAGCCATATCGTCTCGGCCGCGCAGCGCGAACGGGCCCGCACCTGGTTCCACGGCACGCTTCTGAAAGCCGGCGACAAAGACACCAACGTGCTGAATCTGGCCACCGCCTTGCATCGCGAGGCACTGGCCATGGAGATTTGCGAGACACCCGGCTGGAGCTCGCGGGTGTTCAAAGCCATACAAAAATGGCCCACGGAAATGTCGCTCTGGCAGCAGTGGGAGGCCATTTACACCGACTTGGCCGCACGGGATTACCGCAGCAAGGCACGCGAGTATTACGAGAAGAACCGCGCGACCATGGACGAGGGCGCGGTCGTGCTTTGGTCCGAGGCCGAGGATCTCTACACGCTGATGTGCATGAGGGCCCAAAGCGGACGCACGGCCTTCGAACGCGAAAAACAGAACTCGCCCATCAACCCGGAATTTTGCGAGTGGCCCGAATCGTATTTCGACGAGCGAATCTGGTTCGACGAGTGGCCCAAGAACCTGCGCGTGAAAACGCTTGCCCTCGATCCCAGCAAAGGTGGCGACGCGCGGCGCGGCGACTATTCGGCTCTGGTCGCGTTGGGAATCGATCGCGATGGCACGCTTTATGTCGAAGCCGATATGTCGCGACGCACGACGCCGCAGATCGTGGCCGACGGCGTGGATTTCTATCGACGCTTCGGACCCGATGCGTTCGGCGTGGAAGCCAATCAGTTTCAGGAACTGCTGGCCGATAGCTTCGAGGCCGAGTTTCGTCGCCAAGGCCTGACGGCCGCGCGGCCCTGGCTCTTGAACAATCGGGTTAACAAGCTGGTGCGGATTCGACGCCTGGGACCGTATCTGGCGTCGCGCAGGATACGCTTCAAGAGCGATTCGCCACAGACGCGACTGCTGGTCGAACAGCTCAAGGATTTTCCGCTCGGCGATCACGACGACGGGCCGGATGCTTTGGAGATGGCCGTGCGGCTGGCCGCGAAGATGTTGACGCCTGTGCGAGACGACGGGCTGGGGGCCAGGTTGGCGGTGGGGTAGACGTGGGGCGTGGGATTTGGGACTTGCATGATGTTTTGCCATCTCATACTAACCCGAAGCGCAAGCGAAGGGAGAAGCAACGTTTCCCTGGGTTCCACTCCCTTCGCTTGCGCTTCGGGTTAGTATTATGGCCACTTTATGAACCTTACAATAAACTGTAACCAATAAGGAATAGAACCGTGAATACAAAAAAACAAACTAAGGCGAATGGGAACCGTGGGCCGATTATCGGCCTGCAACGACGACTTGAAGAGGCCTTTGACGCGCTCTGGAATGACTTTGTCGATCCGGCCGAGCCGTTTTTCGATAGCGACGGGCAACGCTGGTCGCAGATCGGTTCCGCGGGCGGCGCGAAAATCGCCACCGCCGGCGTGCCTGCAAGCGAACGGGAGCTGGCCGATATCCGCGACCAGTGCCGCACGTTGGCTGCTACTAATGAATTCGCCATCAACGGCCACGAAGGCCACGTGACAAAACCTCCAAGTCCTTCCGGTAGCTTAAAACGCCCCGCGCCAGCCGTTTATTTCGCTTGCCGTAGGGCTCCCACCAAAGCTCGATATCCTCTACGATGTCCTGAATCACGCCCCGCATCTTCATAGGGTCGCCGGTCTTCATATGTTTTCGAAGCCGTTCTATCTCAGCCACGGCCTGCTTGGTTCGGCTCTCGGTCGTTTTGCCGTCTGGGCTGGTCGCCGTTCGCTCCAGTTCCTTTTGGAGTCGGTCCCGCTCGGACTTCCACTCCCCTAGCAACGTCGACAGATCCGCCACGTGATCCGCAGCAGCCAGCAGCAAGTTCTCGTTGCCCTTGGCTATCTTCCGGTCTAGCGTCTCGATCTGCGATTTGAGGGCCTTGGTGTGATCCTTGAAGCCAGTGCGGCTCTTGGCCTGTCGGTGTATCGCTCGGGTGATCTGGTCGACGGCCTGCTTGGATAGCAGTTGCTTTTCCAGCAACCCCAAGACGTAGTCTTCCATGGCGTCTTGGCGAACCTGATAACGGCAGCACGCACCTGGTCTATTCTGGCCGGTGACACAAGCGTAGTATCGCGGCACATTGCCCTTGGCGTATCCTTTGCCGACCATGGCGCCGCCGCAGTGGCCGCAGCGCAGCACGCCACTGAGTAGGTAGCGGCTATAACGTGGGCTTCGTCCTTTAGTGGCTCGCTCAGCTAACTTCTGCTGGCATCGCTCGAACTTCTCCAGATCCACCAGGGCGTCGTGGATGTCCGCAACGATGATAGGGTCGCCATCGCGGGAACCGCTCTTGCCCTTGGTCGCTTCCCCGTTGTCGCCCATGTGGTGGTACTTGCCGTATCGGTTGGCCCCAAACACGTTTGCCCCGGAGTAGACGCGGCGCGTGAGGATGCCCCGGATGGTTTGGACGCTCCAGGCTTTACCTTTGGGAGACTTCACGCCGCGCCGGTTAAGGTCTCCGGCAATCCAGGACATGCCACAGTCGCTATTGGCGAAAGTGTCGAAGATCCATTGGACTATTTCGACGGCCTCAGTGTCCTCTGACGCGACAAATCGCATGGTCCACCCTCTCGGCTTCGAAAAGTTTTCGCCATACGGAACCCGCTTTACCAGTTTCCCACTGGGATCATAGTAAGCACGATCCATACCCCAAGCCGGATTTCCGGCGCCGCGCCCCTGCTTGGCTGCCTGGATCTTTCCACGTAAGATATTCTTGGATAGGTCCACCAGGAATTGATGCTTGCCTTCCTGGAGAATGCCGTACATCACGCGACCCGTGAAGTCATTCCAATCAATGGACCCTTGCCCCACGGTTTCGAGCCACACACCCGCATTGCGTAATGGGTAGATCCATCGGCCAGCCTCGATTGAATCGAAGCGCCCGAAGCGGTCTTGGTCCCAACAGAGGATAACAGCGAAGTCGCCCTTTTCCTCAGCGTCGCGGACCATCCGCTGAAAGTCTTTACGTTTTTCGGTGGCGTCTCCGCTGATTCCTTCGTCGAAGTATTCGCGGACGATTTGAAAGCCCTTGCGCTTGGCCAGTTTGGCGACTTCCTCGCGCTGCTGGTCGGGGCTGGCTTCCTGCCGGTCGCTCGACATGCGGATGTATGCAACCGCTGGGGTGAGTTTTTTCATTGGTCAATCCTTTTTGTTTTTTACTGTCAAATACTCCGACAGGTTGCCGCAAAGCACAGTTATCCTTTCTTCTACACCTTCGTTCATTACTTTATATTCATCAGTTGTCTTGCTTACTTGTGCTAGTTTTTCCAAAAATATAAAATATTTTAAGATCTCACGAAAAGCACCTGAATATCCAGAGGGGATGTCGTCAATAATTTTTTCCATTTCGACTCTAGCGTCCCTTGCCACCAAAGCACCGGTCGCACGCACATCCCCCGAGTTTTTTGCTTCATCCTCCCACCGACGCATGTAGGTTCTTTTAATATTTAGCAGCCGGTGAATTACCAGTGAAAGCACTTCTGGCGTCGAGACACAATCAGCTATCTCTTCATCGTGCTCCTCTATGTTGCTAACCATGCTGGCTATTCTCTCAAGAAAAGCTGCTTGTTGAATTGTGAGTTGTTCAACAGGCGGTGACTGCTGCAGTGCGATAACGCCTTGCATGTAGATGGCAAACTTCGTTGTGGCCACCTGCCACTGTTGCACCTCGGTGGCTTTCTCTTGAATTTTCGCCGCCTCTTCTTGGGCTTTAGCAGATCTTGTCTGGGCCTCCACGGTTTTCTTCCATTCTTCCTGGGCCTGCATTTGTAGTTCCCGTTGCATCCTGAGCTCTTCCCTCTGCATCCACAACGTTATGACAATCGCGAAAAGGGCCAGCGCCGAAAAGAGTGAATTGACAAAGCCGAACATGTCACCGAAAGCACCGTAGTCGGCCAGCGTGGGGCTTTCTTTCGTCACCAAACTCATCGGCCACTGGCCAACGTACCACCAAATGAAAACGATTGCGAGAAATCCTATGACCCCCAATAACCACATGCAAATGGTTCTGCATTTACTTTTTTTCTTCGTTTTGCCTTCTGTCGCCATTATCGTTTCTCCTTTAAGGTTAAACAGCCCGGCGAGCCGAAACCCGCCGGGCGTCTCACGCGGGGGTTTTACTTACGTATCACTCTCAATCGGCACGTCCAGCACGATACGCACGCCGGTTCGCATTACCGGCAATAGCCGGGACTCTATCTTGCAGCCTTTGAACCGGGGATCCGGTGTTTGAATTGATGTTGCTTAGCCATGAGATAGATTCTCCTTGGCACACTCTATGAGCGCGCGCAAAAACAAACGCCGTCCCCGATCGCGATTAGGCACCCGCTAGGATACCCGCCCGGTGTCACCACGTGGGCACGGTCAGAGACGGCGTTTGTCTTACAAATAAGCATTGTTTAAGCGGTCTGGAGCTAAGCTCCGGTTTAATCACCCGTAATCTTACTGATCCGGGCTAGTTTGTCAATACTGCACGCTAAACCGCCTGGGGGGGGGTATTGACGGGTTGGCGACTATGGTCCTAAACTATGGTTTGTTTACCTAAATACTATGAATCTTATAGCGGGGAGGTACTGCACGGTGTTGAGAATGCGAGGGATTCTGAGGGGTGAAGACAAACCGATGGCTGTCCAGGTTCTAATGAACACCAAAGTAGAACTCGGTAAGACACCGGACCGGTCTGGTGAGATCATCGTCCCGCTCGGTACGCGCCTCATCGCCGGCGAGAAGTTTCTGCTGGTGATTGTCGACGCCAAGAAATTCAGCCTTGGCCTGCCGGGCGGTGATTCGATGCATATTCTCATTAACTACGCCTCTGAGGGTCGTATTACTTTTGTGCCAACGTCGCCGTAGGGGGCGTTGGTGGCATAAGTGTTGTTGAGTAATTTATATTCTGTGAGAGGATTAAAACTTTGCATAAAGGGCAACATTATGAAACGTGACATGGAACTCATTCGTAAACTGCTTTTCTTCTTTGACGAGAAGGAAACCCTGAACATGGTGGAAGTGCCGCCTATTGATGGGTACGACGATCTGACAATCAAGTATCACCTTGTTTTGATGTACGACGCCAAACTCTTGAGGTGTGAACCGGTAACATCTAAAACAAGTGATCGTGTGATCTACGTGCTTCCTTTCGAGTTAACGTGGGACGGACATGAGTTTCTTGACAAAATACGTAGTGAGACTGCGTGGCAGCGTGTTCGTGATATCATTAGCGAAAAGGGCGGTTCGATTGCTTTTGGTGTAGTTAATCAACTGGTGACTAAACTTGCCCTTGAGGGTGTTACTTAAACCTTCCCGTAGGAACCCCGCCCCGCGTGGGCATTCACGGGGCAGGCTTTTCCGTTCGACCGAGACGACATGTTCCAGGCCACGGACGCTGTAGTCGCCGGTGGTGAGTGTGCCGGGCTCGGATCACAACGGCGACAAGTCGAGCGGGGTTTGCTCGCGGGTGTCACAAATGGCAGTTATCTGTTCGGGGTTAATTTCAGACATGACAGACCTTGTTAATGTTCAAAATACGCTTCCGCCGCCCCGATCTTTTCTTTTCGCGCGGCTTCAAGTGCGCCCGCCCGTGTGTACGATACATAAGACTCGCTGTCTGCTGGTCGCTGGCGGCCGGTCATGATCGAGATTTCCATAAGCTCGAAACACAGTACCTGCTCGACGCCAAGGGACTTGGTGCTTTCACGGATAAACCCGCTGATTGATACGCCATTGATTTCGCCGGCGATGGCTGCCAATACGGCCCCGTAGCCCGCCCGACTTTTTTCCGGCCAGCAGGTGAAGTGCAGTCCGTCGGGCCTGTCTATCAAATAGAGGTTGCCGGGCGTGCAGATCACCTGTGACTTATCATGGTTGAGGCACACCTCAATATCGTCAGCGTCGACCGCCAACGACTGATAAAAACACCCACGGATGAATCTTAACGGGGTTGCCGGCCCTTTTTTCTCTCCGACTGCCCCGACGCCACCGCGCAAGACAGTGCTATAATTCACGGCACAACCGGTGAGTTTATCACCAATGGCATCGTAGACCCTGCCCGGATATGCCCCATCAGGCTGATAGGCATCAGGTAACGCGCTACGGCACTCCGGCACACTGCCAATCGTGTGGGGGCATGCTGCCCGGGCCGAGATTGTATTTGAACTAAGTATCATGTTTATCCTTTTCTAAAAAAAGCCCACGCCGCCGGGCGACAAGATGACGGCGCGGGCACCGCGATAATGGTTACGCTTCCGTGTCGACTTCGCCGGTCTTAATAAACGGCAAGTCACCTCCCGGAATCGTGTCACGGATCTTTTGAAGCTCGGCGTCGACGTCTTTGACGGCCAACGTCTGGAGCGTGATTGCAGCCTCGCGGGCATTGTTGATTGCCGCAACCCTTTCCTCGATGCTGGACTTGTTCGAAAAGACTTCAGCGATTACAGCCCACGACGCCTTGCCGGGTCGGTCGGTTCGCCGCAGCTCCTCCTGCCATTGTTCTGTCTGGGCCTGGTCTCGCATATCAAAAGTTTTGTGGATGAAATCGCCGATCTTCTTGTCGGAGGTCTCGCGAAGCTTGTGCCGTAATTTTTCGGCGACCCGCTCTCGCGAATCACAAGCAGACGTTCGTTGCCGACGTAGTGCGTGCATGTTCGCTAGCGCCGCGTCAAACTCCGTTTTGGCTACGTCGTGACGCTCTGTCGACGCGTCAACCTTTTTGGTCAGGTCAGCGAGGATCTCATCTCTCTCAGCTTCAATCTTGGCGACACGATCAGCCAAGACCTTGCGGGCCGCGTAGGTGTCGGCCGCCTGTTCTTTCTCGATCTTATCCATTTGCTTTCTTCCTAGTCGGCTCGCAAGCCAAGAGTCCATCTTCTCAATAGTCGCTACGGTTGACATTTTCATGTCCTTTCAAAAAAGTTCACCACGCCAAACGACGCGGGTAAAGTCACCACGCCAACACCGGCGCGGGTAGGTAAAACGCTAGTTAATGTTTTCGCCCCGGCCTCAGTGTCGGGCTGTGTAGTTTCAGGAGATCCAACTCTTCACCTGTGAGATAATGGAACCGCGACCGAATGCAGCCTACACCGCCGGCCAGTGCTTTTCGGGGTTCTGCTTGGATGGCTTTTTCGTAGTCGGTCAAGAGGTCCATCTCGATCAACTGCTCGGCCTCGGTCATGGACGGATCACGATCTTGCAGGAATCGCCAGAAGGCCCAGTTTCGTCGAAACGGTAGGCCGCCGTTACTCCACGGGTTTGCGTAAAGTCGCCGGTTTGCGTCGCGGGCCTCGGCTGTCAAACTGGCCAACTCATCGGCGCCCAACAGGCCGAGCCTGTCGAGTTGTTCGGATTCGTCTAGATCGCGGTCGCGGGGTTCGGGCGAGTCGAACAACCACCACGCCCACGGCCGCTTGCCGAGTGTTTTCCATGCGGCTTGAATATCGGCCTTCCCTGCCTTCCAGGCTTCGAAGATGTTCTCAATATTCTCGTTGCCGTTGCGGTCGAAAAATTCGGCTGGATTGCGTCCGATGCATGGGCCGCCGCGCTCAAGTACGTCGCGATATTCCGGGCCATAGTTGCCGATTCTGGTTTTGGCTTTTCGAAAAACTCTGGGCATTATCTAGTCCTCGGTTGAATAGTTGGTGGTTTTATCTCGGGCTCGGCCAAATCTAAGCCCAGTTCTCTGATCATTCTGCTAAACGCGATCCTTGAATCACGCTCTATCGAAACTTCAGGCCGTGCCCTGGGGGCCTCGAATCGGTCGGTGTAAACCATGCCGTTGTCGGCAAGGGCTTGCCGGGCTTGTTGGCATCGGTCCCACGCTTCAGCCGCGAGCCGCAGTAAACGGCGGTGGTGGTCCTCAAGTTGGTATTCGCCGCATACGGTTACGTACCAAGCGGCGGTTTCTGGCCGAAGATGCTTTGGGGCTTTGGTTTTTGGTGTCATAGTGATCCTCTAAAAACTGATTTGATTCGGGGAACGGAAGTTTTGCGCACGCCTGAGTGTGCGGTTCCGCTACAGTCGTCCATACTTTTGGACCCCCCCTACCCCCTATTGACTGGACACTGCCGTTGTGTCGGTGATAGGCTCGTCATCAGCAGACGTGCCCCAACCGGCTTCCCACGGGAACGTGGTCGCGATGTCGATCTCACTGACGATAGGCCGACCTTGCCACGCCTGATGGATTGCCCACCTCGCGATGGTGTAGCAGTGGTCTGACCTTAGCTCTTCACAGTGGCAACCGTGCCCAACGACGTGGGACAGTTCTTCCATTAGCTCCGACCAGCACGCCCACCAGCCGACGTGTTGCTGCCCGGCTTCACGTGCTCTGTTGATTAGGCCGACCAGTCGCGGTTCGATTAGTAGTAGGGTTTCGATGTTTATATCGCTCATCCTGTCCATTCCTCACAAATAGGTTCCGTGCATGTAAACCGCGTCTGACTCGGGTGCCAGTCCAGCGGGATGGGGCCAACCTCGCCATTTCTGTTTTTAGCAACAATCAATGAGGCGTTATTGCGTGCTATGTCCGTGGGCGTGTGCGGCGCCAGGAAGAGCACCGTATCGGCGTCCTGCTCAATAGCCCCAGATTCGCGGAGGTGGCTGAGCTGGGGTTGCTCTTGGCCATCGGCCAGCCGGTTGAGTTGGCACAAACAGAGGATGGGGACCGAGTATTCGCGGGCCATTTCCTTGAGCGACTTGGTGATCGTCGCCACCTGTTGTTCGCGCGGCAAGCGGCGGTCGGCGGCTGATAGCAGTTGCAGATAGTCGATGACGGCCAGGGCCAGCCCGTGTTTTTTCCTGCGGCGGATTTGTCGTCGGATCTCGGCTACGGTCAAACCGGGCTGGTCGTGGATGTCGAGCGCGTTGTCCGCTTGGCGGTTCATGGCCTCGCTGAGTTTGCGGTTATCCTGCTCGGTCAGCCGTCCGGTGCGAACGAGGCGATTCGATACGCCAGACGTGGAGCACGCAAGGCGGATCGACAGCTCGACGGCGGACATTTCCAACGATGCGAAGTACACAGGCTGGCCTTTTGACGAAACATGATCGGCGATCTGCATCGCGAGGGACGTCTTGCCGATACCCGGCCGCGCGGCAAGGATTGTCAACTCGCCCGGGAAGAGACCACCCTGGTCGCAGTCGAAACTTTCTAGACCAGTAAGCACGCCCGCTGCGCTGCCTCGCTGCTGGATTGCATCGACGTATGCGATGGCGTCCATGGTCGCGGCGCGGATAGTAACCGGTTCGGTCTCATCGGTGCCAAGACGGATCTCGGATAATGCCGCCTCAGACCGCTCTAGAATCGCTTCTGGCGCGTCCGCCTGTAAGCGGGTGTCGCTAGCAGATTCGTTGCCACGATGCGTAGGCGTCGAAGCGCGGCCTTCTCACGCACTATTGCGGCGTAGTGCTCGACGTGATGGGCTACGGGAACCGATGCGGCTATCTCGTAGACCCGCGATTTGGCGTCGTCGCTGCCAAGATGCTTTTGCACGATGGCGTTGTGAACTGGTAGGCCCTGCGCGTGAAGCGAAAGCATTTCCGCGAAGACGGCCGCGTTGGTCGGATCATGGAAATCGTCGGCGCGCAACCCGGCCAGATCGTCGAGCAAGTCGACGCTGAGGAAGATGGAACCGATGACCCATCGTTCGGCCTCGACGTCGGCCGGCGGCGCGGTGTCGAGCGGGTCGAGAGTTTTACTATTTGCGGATATCACGATATTGAATTTCCTGTTTGAGTTGTTCTGGCTTGCCGTTGGAAAATCCATTGCGCTCCCAAGTACGGACGGCCGCTTTCCAACATTTCATTGGCGTGCGGGCTTTTCCGACCACCCAACCGATCGATTCGTTACGGTCGACGAAGTGTTGAGGGTCGATGTTGTTTTTGCGTTCGCGGCAGTAGGCTGCCACTTCCTGAACCGAAGGTGGAACAAATCGCGGGCGTGTTTTTCCCCGTCTGGTTACTGTGTTTGGTTCTTGTGTATGGTTAGAGTTCATTCTACGGACCACCTTGTCTCCAGAATGAACTACCTTTGTCTCTGATTTGAACTGGTTCATATTTTGAACTAGTTCATTTCCCGGACCACCTACAATTTGGTAATGATTAGACGGGTTGCCCATGCCGCCGCCGGATTCAACCGTAATTTCACCTGACTCTTTAAGCTCACGAATCGCCTTGTAGGTTGAGGCGCGAGCCAAGCCGGTATCGTCTTGCAGTGTTGAGATCGACGGGAAACAATATCCGGATTTATCAGCCCGGTTTGCCAGGGCAAGCCAAACAGCGACCGCCGGCGGCGAATAGTGCATCATGCGGGCCAGGAAGCCGTTCTTAATGTGGCCGACGACCGTGTTTTTAGGTCGGTCTACCTTCGAGTTGTTTACCTTCCGTGTCACTCGCTAATTCCTAGTCTTTTGAATGTCATACTTTCGACGGGGCTGGTCATCTGGTCGCTGGCCTCTTTGATAGTTGCGTTGCTCCAGTAGCGAAGCGTTAGTTATCTGCTCAACGGCGAGACGGCCGCGACGCGAGTTCCGGTGCCATTCGGCATCGCCTCGACCTCGATCTCGTGGACCTGCCCGAGATACGGTTCGATGTCCACTGTGGTCTTCGGCGAGACTACCTCGCCAGTGATCCCAGCAACCAGTCGGCCCGTCGTGTTTGTTGGAGACGCCAACTCAGGCGCGAGACGCTTTGCAGCAACGCCGGCATACGGGCCTTCGACCACATTGAAAATGAACCGCACCGCGAAGCCGTCATCGAACGGCACGCGCCGCACGGCTGCGAACTTGGCCCGATAATTTCCGACGGGCACGCCCACGGGGTTTTGGATTTCAAACTTCATTAGTATTTTTCCTCTTTTGGGCCCGGCGTTGATGTGACCCATTCCCGACGGCCGGCGCGAGCGGGATGGTGTTGGTTTATTTGCAATTTCTTATTGGGACAATATGGAAAGCCGGCGGCGTTGCGTTGCAATCGTCCGACGACCGCGAGCACGCTGTTTTGCATTCGCCAGCCGGTCAATCTCGCTTTCCAGCGTGCCGATGCGGTCAGCCATGCCACGGCGAACGGCTCCTACCGCACCATAACAACGCCCCTGGCCGAACGCCTGGTGTACAGTTGCCGGGTCAATGCCGCGATGCTTAGCCACGGAACGGACGAAGGTCTCGCCGGCCCGGTTGACAGACTGCTGTAGATGGTCTGTCGCCTCATCGCTGAGCGGGCCGTCGGGATTGGCTTCGGCCTTGTTCTGGCCGTATGTGATGTAGGACGGTTTAATGCCAGCCTTCTCGTTGGCTCTTGAGTGATCCTCATGCACGGCCAGCACGCCCACGCTGCCCACGTCGCCCGAGGGCGTGACCACTAACTCGTCGGCCGCCGTGCCGATCCAATACGCAGCCGAGGCCGCCATGCTATTAGCAACAGCCACGATGGGCTTGCTACCGCGGGCTGCGTGGATCTTCTCGGCGATCTCCATTGTGCCGTAGTAGTTCCCGCCGGGGCTGTCGATGTCCAAGATGATGCTCTCAACTGATTCATCGGCCATGAGGGCGTCGAAGTCTCGGCCTAGCAGTTCTGTAGACGTGCCGCCCGACATGGCGGACATGAGATTCATACGCTGGCTGAGGATGCCGTATACAGGCAGCACACCAACGCTGCGGTGCGTCCTGGGGGCGATGGCCCGACGGTTAGCCGCCGCCATCATTTCGGCCGTCTTGGCGTCAACGGATATGCCCGCCGAGCGTGCATCAATAACGTCAAGCATGGCGTCCATTTTTGCAGGCAGGATGGCCCACACGGAACCGCTGATAAAGGAACTAATTGAATCGTAAGATTTCATAATAGGCTTTCGTTTATTGGTGGTTTTGCGGATGGCTCGTCGATACCCAGGCGGATTCGCTTGAGCTCGATCAGGGATTGCAGGCAAGACCCTGCTACCTGGTCCGCACGCTCGTCTGGGATGTGTGATAGCCGCTTAATGTCGCTGGCGAGACGATCTTCGATCCCTTCGAGGGCGTCGAGGTTTTGGCCGGGGCATTTCAGGCATGAGCCCGAGGTGCCACATTGGCATTTGTGGGCAGATCCGTCTGCTATGTCCATTTGAGTGTTCCTTTATTCGTTAATCTTCTTTGCCGCAACTTCAGCGACCACTTGGTCCCATGGCAACTCTGGATTCTTTTTTAGTCGCCGGCGGATCTGCTGTATGAGTGTCTTGGGCATGACGTGCGATTCGGCGGCCTCGTCGGCATCACCCAGGGCGTCTTCGATGGCCTTGTTTACGGTGGCGACTTTGATCGCCCGAGCATAGGCGCCCTTCAAAGTGCCCGTGTCCGGAATCACCTTCTTAATGCCCTGCTGCTCCAGTTTTGATTCGATCCACCGGATGAAGGCATCACTACTGAATGCATTCAATTCGACCCGGCGCCCATAATGTCGTTTTTTACTGCCGCCCTCATGTAGGAAGTCTATTTCCTCAGGCGTAGCGCCGTTCTTCTTGAGATCCCTGCGGGGGTTAGAATTGTAGAACACCTCCTCGGAAGACAGATCCCACTTCTTCACATCCTCCAGACGGAGCCCCAGGTCAACACAATCAAAGTCCTTGGAAAACTGAAACCTTTTCGTATCCCTGCGGAGCGTAGCGGCAATCGTAAAGCCGGCCTTGTCGAAGTCACGGAGAACAAGCAGGGGAATGTCGAAATCGCCGCAGATGTTTTCAACGAGAGATCGCGCGGCAACCACGCTCATTCCCTTGGTGGACATGATCGCAATGTCGTATCGCTTGGCCAGATTTACGGCATTGAACAACGGCAGAAATCCTTCCTTCTCGATGAATAGGATCGCGCTGTACCTGCCGTCGGGCCCGCACGTTGGATATTCCCTGTCGACCTCTTCGTAAGAAATATCATCATTTCCACCGTGGGCCGCATTTCGCAAATATCTCCGCACGTCCAGCGTGCCGAGTGGGACTGTTTTTTTTGTGTGCGGCTCGGTCAGGTGACCGCGGGCGTCAAATACTACATCCCAGTCCTCGCAGCCGAATTCCCGCATGTAATCCGGAAGCAGCGTTTGTGTAAAATACTCAGATCTCAATTGAAGCGGATTGCCGTGGCGGTCACGAGCGTTAGCTAGGATCGTTGGTCTTGCTGCATACATAATCTGCCTCGCTGCTGCTGGCAGGGTGCCACCGGCGCTGGCCTTCATGTATGCTGCCTCCATGCACTCGTTGGCAGCGTCAGTGATAGTTACCCGAGTGGAGTATTCATATTCGTTGCAAGACATAACTCGGCGGCGCCGTTGCTTAACCTCGGGCCAGCCGCGATCCTCACGTTGCCGCTGCTTTCGCCAATCGTCAGTGACCGATTCAATGGCCTTTGTGAATAGTTCACCCTTCATTTAATTCTTCTCCTAGTGGATTACAACGTTAGTCTTGCCGCGATCTGTGTAGCGAACCCGAGCGCACGCGCAGTGTAGGCAAAAAAGAACGGGCTCGCGGTATCCGGCCATTTGTTTTTCTAAGAGAGCGCTGAGGCCGTCGTGATAATCTTCACCAAGACTCCGGAATGGGTTGCCGATCGCGCCCGACCAATTGACACCAGTGATTGTTCGCCGCCGCGCGTTGTCGTTCTTCAGTAGCGCGAAGGCCGTCTCGATCACGACCGGTATACCATCATCCACATCGAGAATCTTTCTGTAGCGGAATGTCTTTTTGTCGCATCCACGTTCTATGAATCGCTGGCGAAGGTGATCTTTGCCGATGACCCCCAGGGCCGACGGCTTCACCTCGGCGCTATTATCCTTCATGCCCGCGAGCAGGGCGGCCACGGCTTTGTGATCCATGCCGTCGTCGTCGCAGAGAGAATAAAGAGGCGTTCTGGACATACCGCAAGAGTCGAGCACGGCCTTTTGCTTGGATGTGCCAGAGAGGCCGCGGAACTCCTTCACCACGTCGCGGACAAAGCGACTGCCGCCGTTGTCCTGGTCGTGGGTGATGTATGCTGCCAGCAAACGTTCCATATCCTCTTGGCTGTACCAGTGGGCACAGGTCGGCATGTTCGGCTTCCACTTCCGCCAGGTGGGATCGGTGGCCTCGACGGTAGTTTGTTCTCCGAACCAGTCGATCGAGATAGTTAGATGTGGATTCAAAAATGTGTAATCAGACGCCAATTGTAAAAAATCGCATTTGTGATGGGCCAAAATATCGCTTGCTGTATCTCGCCAATGGACGAATATTTTTGTGCCGTTTTTTACATTACGACTGGGCCGGGTGATCCGTTCTATCTTCGGTTCTTGCCGTATTGGGTCGACCTTGAAGACGATTTCATGTTGCTTCCCGGGCGTGGCGATATCCACCCTTCCGTGTCGATCATCGCCGCTCAAAACGTAGGGCATGGCCAAAATCGTCTTCAGGGCATTCCCTTGGGCGCCTCGATCTGGCGCAACGTATGCTTCGCGACTGGATACGCGAACTAAATAGTCGTGGATTTTCTCCACGGTCTCGTCTGGGATGCCCGGGCCGTTGTCGGCTACGGTGATCCCTTTGTCGTTGACGACGATATTGATTTCGGGCGATATATCAGCCTCTTCGCAAGCGTCCAATGCGTTGTCTGACAGTTCTTTTAGGACAACCAGCGGCCAATCACCGCTATCGTGGCCGGTCTGATTCACGAGCTCTTTCTCGGAGCAGAACTCCATGAGTCTGGAGGTCGTGAAGGTGGTGCGATCTAGCTTTGTGGTCGTGTTCATTTCACCACCTCAACTTCCTCTTGGCCGGCACGATCAACAACGTCGAGCAGCAGCGCCGCGACGGCTTCAATTGCCGACTGGGGAGGCTCGACCAGTTGATCGGGGATGGTGATGGGCAGGGGGCAGGGCTGTTTGGCGGGAGCGATCATGAGTTGCCCCCACGTTCGTCGTCGATGCGGGCGAGTTCACCCTTGATACGCTGGACGGCCGCCAACGAGAAAACGCGAGCATTGCCAGCGCGGCCGATGGGCTTGATGTCGCGGGTACGGATAACGTATTCCACGGCATGGATAGATTTGCCTGTCGCCCGGGCGATGACGCCCACGGTCGGCAACGTGGTACAACAGGTGGACATTGGACTTGTTCCGCTTAGGATCGGCCTGAGTGCCGGTGCTGGGTACACCGGACTAATCACTCAGGCCTCTGCCTATGTTGCGGGACAAGTCGCGTCCGTTTCAGGACAAAGCGCGTCCTGAAATAAAAAGAAGAAAGTTTTAGAGATCCCAGGGTATCTTCACGCCGGGTTTATACTGGCAAGTCTCGCCTATATCCAGGGAATCCAGGTGATCGGCAAGACATCCGAGCCCTACCTTGTCGCTGAGAAGTTTTTTTCTCAACCGCTGAATTCTTTTTTTTGTAGCATCGACGGCTTTTGCGCTTTCGCTGCCCATGTCTCGCCGTTTACCACCTTTGCCGAAATTAGCATTGTGAATCTTCTGGAGATTGGCTAGTTCTTCCTCGGTTTCGGGTAATTCAGCTAGCCTTGCGGGATTACTGGAATCCTGAATTTCTTTGATTTCCTGCTCTAGGTCGTAGATCCCTTTGAGGGACTTGGAATATTCGCTCCTATCGGCTGCTTTCGCCTTTTGCAGTGCGGCTTTATCCCCGTCTGCTTTCTCTTGCGGTCCATCTCTCAACCGATCTTTGTTTCTAGGCAGATCAAAAATATCAATCTTTGAATCAGGGTTTTGGGAGTATTCCGTCAGGATATGATGGATGTCCGCCAGCGCTCCCGGCCCATCCGTGAATTGCGCCTGCTTTCCTTCGAACCTCACTGTCCACGTGCCGGCCTCTTCTTTGAGTGCATATTGCGACTGACCAGCAACGGCCGGCGGTTTGTCAACTGGTGGCGAATCGCCGTCATCTTCCAGCATCGAACCCTGAAGAACAATCACCTGCAATTCCGGCTTGAGATTCTCCCACGCCGCCCGCATGGTGTCATGTCCACCCACGGTTGGCTCGGTGTCCACCGCGACATGAAACGCCAGTAGATTCCGCGTGATAGCTTTAGATGGGCCGATGAGTGAGGCCACCTTCTTGATGGCGCAACATACTGCTTGCTGACTATTTAGGATTTCCGCGCGGAGGTCGTTGTTATTTGTCAGCATGTCATCCATGCCTGATCCCTTAAGGCCGCGCCGGGTCAGGTCCGAAAGTTCGGCGGCGTGCTTGGTGTAATTGCCCACCTGATAAACGTGGCCGTCAACTTGATCGATGAAAACCCTAATAAGGTCGGGGAGGTCTGTCTTGTCCACAATAGAATCCTTCAATTTTAAGCCGGGCCAGCCGGGCGGTTGATACTAGGCATTGAAGGAAGCCCGCTCAACCTACCCGACATATTTGGCCACCGTCGCGGCCTACCCGGCAATGTGTATTTAGTATTTTACCCGTTTTCGCAAGGAAGCCAACCGGTGAATTGTGCTAGCCGAACGAGTCCACAGTCCCTTGCTGCCCCAAGGGCCCTCTGTGCCCCGCGTGGCGTCATCTCAAGGGCTTCAGCAACGGCAACCGACTGAACAGCCGACCCGTCAAACAAGCCCCGTACAGCCGCAGCAGCACGTTCTGAAGGGTCCAGTCCGAAGACGTCTTGACGGGTGAAAACAACTTGTATGTTTTGTGATGTGGGTTGAAAACCGCATCAACTACATCGTGGGCACGGGGCACGCGTATCGAGTAGTTCCCAAGCGGCGGCGTCCGCAGTCGGCGGTTGACGAAAGTATGATCGAGGCTGCCGCAGAAGTGATTGACGAGTTCCTCGAAATCAACCGTTGGCACAGCCGCCAGCAGGAACTGGTGCGGCGCCGCGACCGCGACGGCGAGGCATTTTTGCGGTTCTTCTTTTCGCCCGACGGCGTCACGCGCGTGCGGTTCGTCGAGCCCACGCAAATCGCCACGCCGCGTGAAAAAGCCGACGACGCGGCGGCTTCGTTCGGTATCCAAACCGACCCGGCGGACGTGGAAACCGTGCAGGGCTATTATATCGACGGGCGGCTGGTCGAGTCCGCGGCCATCCAGCACCGCAAGGCCAACGTCGACGCCAACGTCAAACGCGGTCTGCCGCTCTATTACCCCGTGCGAAAGAACCTGCGGCGGGCGGAAAAGCTGCTGCGAAACATGAGCGTGGTCTCCGAGATTCAATCGGCCATTGCCCTGATCCGCAAGCATAATGCCGGCAACCGCGAAAGTGTCGAGCAGTTCGTCGCCGACGGGGCCGACGCGACCGTCACCAATCGGGCCAGCGGCGCGTCGAGCCACTTCCGCCGCTACGAGCCGGGCACGATCCTCGACGCCTTCGGCGGAACCGACTATGAGTTTCCCGCCGCGGGGATCGACGCCGGGCAGTTCATCCGCGTGTTGCAAGCCGAACTGCGGGCAATCGCCGCGCGGCTTGTGATGCCCGAGTTCATGTTGAGCAGCGACGCCAGTAACGCCAGCTACTCTTCGACCATGGTGGCCGAGGGCCCGGCCGTGCGGATGTTCGAGCGCTTGCAACACGATATGCTCGAAGACGACCGCGAGGTGTTGCGGCGCGTGATTGAACATGCGGTACACTCGGGCCGTCTGGCCGCGGAAACGCCGGCCGCTGTTGATATTCAAGCCGTCCCGCCCAGTCTGGCAGTTCGCGACCGCCTGCGCGAAGCGCAAGCCGATCAGATCCTGGTCCGCAACGGAGCCATGTCGGTCGGCACGATGGCGGCGCGGCACGGGTTGGAGGCGGCCCTGGAAGAGAAGTAACGATTACTTGCTGCTCGGTAATTTTTCCACGCCGTCGTTATTGTCCGCTGGCTGCTGGGGGATGTCGTTCAGCCAGATTTCGTCGGACTGTCGACGCAGCTCGGTCAAGGCTTGGCCGTATGTTATGCCGTGTTTATTGGCATAGGCCTCGACGTTGGTCGAATTGCAAAACGTGCCGTTGTGGATGTCGACGAGCATGGGGTTGGTGCAACCGCAGATCGCCAGCAACGCAATAAAGAGTACCAGTTTCTTCATGGAATCGCCCTCCATGGCGAATTTGAAGACCAAAATAAGGAAAAGAAGCAGGGATTTTGCAGCGCGGAAGGATAGCGTTTTGCCCCCGCATCTGCCAAGGGCAATTTTCTGATAGTCTAGTTAAACGGTTGTGTTGCTTCGTAGATATGGCCGTTCCAGGCCATGCGCGAGCCCTTGCGACATACCTTGTTCAGCAACGACGGGGGCAGGCAGCAGGATACGATTTCGTATTCTTCCTCGGAAAGTGGAAACCAGACCTCCATGACCTGTTTCAAACTGCCAAAGCAGGCTTGCGCGGCTTCTATAACCAGCTCGTCGTTGGAAAGACCAATGGCAAGCGGGAAGTAGAGGCGTCCGCCCTCGGCCAGCCAGTTGCGGGATTGCTCGATCAGCCCGATGACAACCTCGGTGCCGTCGCCGCCGCCGGTAGGTACGTTGTCGGAATACCAGCCCAAGGCCTTGCCGGGCGCGTCGGCTATGCCCGAGACGTCGCCGATAATCACGTCGGCCCGCACGTTTTCGGGCAAGGGATCGAAGAGGCTGCCGTGGTGGACGACGACCTTGTGTCCAACGCCGTTTGTTTGGGCATTTTGAGCGGCCAGCTCGCAGTGGTCTTCGACGGGGTCGACAGCGAAGACTATAGCCGAATCTTCCAGTGCGGCCCAAATCCCAAGCACTCCGGTGCCGGTGCCGATATCGAAGACCGTATCGCCCTGGTCAATCCTGACGACTTTTGAGAAAAGCCTAGAAACAGCATTGGGGATAAAGAGATTTCCCGGGGCAATAAAGAGGTCCAACGTGTGTTTTTTCAGCTTGATCTGCTGAAGAACGACGTTTTCGACCAACGCATGGTCTTCCTGTACGGACATGGACGACTCTCCCTAAAAGAGCAGCATGACGACGGGTTGATAGCACCCTTGGGCCCACGCAAGCCACCACACTAGTGCCGCAAATCGCAATTGTCAGCCCACCAACGCCAAGGTCTTACTATTTCCTCGGCGGCTTGCCCAGCTTTCCTTCCAGGTTGCGGGACGTTTGGTCGTCTCGGCGGTGATGGGGCGTCCG